ACGACTTTAAACTAACAACAAATCAATATATTATGGAAATACTCAAAGAACCCCTATTAGCATTCATCAGCCTATTCCTTTCCACACTCGTAGGCTGGCTCTTCGGACGACGAAAACAACAAGCCGAAACACAAACCACCGAACTCGACAACGTCGATAAAGCAATCCACATCTACCGCCAAATGATAGACGACCTATCCCAAAAATACGCCCAAGCCATCACCGAACTACACACCGCCCAACAACGCATCAAAGAATTTGAAAATAGGTTCGTTCTCCTTTACCAAAGTGCTTGGTGTAGTAGGCGATAGCTTAGGAGGCGTAGTGAGCGTACTGGGTGATATGGGTGCTGCTTATTCAGGACTTGCGCCTGTACTCAAAGGCGTTGGGGCTTGGCTTAGACAGACAGTTGTGGCCCAAAAACTAATGGTAGTATAGACAAAAGTTGCCACTGCTGTACAATGGCTGTGGAACGCTGCTCTATCGGCTAATCCTATCGGTATTGTGATTGTAGCTATTGGTGCTTTGGTGGCTGCTATTGTGTGGCTGGCAAACAAAGTGAGCGGTTGGGGTGAAGCGTGGAAACACACGTGGGAGGGCGCAAAACTTCTTTTTCAAGGCTTTATTGCTTATATAGAAATGGGCTGGACAACTCTTATCAATGGGCTGATGATAGGGCTTAATAAGATAAAAGAAGGTTGGTATAGTTTTAAAAATGCGGTAGGCTTAGGTGACGAGGATGAGAATAACAAAATGCTCGCTCAAATCAATGAAGATACCGAAAAACGCAAACAAGCGATTGCCGATAGTGCTAAGAAAGTATATGAAACAGGCATAGCTGCCAAAGAGGAATTTATTAAAGCAGGGCAGTCGCTCACGTGGAATAAAGAGGAGAAAAAAGAAGCTACTGAAGCCCCTAAAGCAGGCAATCTTTCTGCCAGTTCGGCTATTGGAGGAGGTGCAAACCCCAACCCTATCACCCCTACTAAAGGTGGCAAAGAAGGAGGTAAGGAAGGCACTATGAGCGTAGGAGGAGGTGGTGGAGGTAATAAGAATATTACTGTGAACATCACAATGAATTGTACCTTCCCTATCGACAAAACCATTGGTAGCAAAGAAAATGCCGCTAATGGAGTGATTAGCAAAATCAATGACCGTATGCGCGATGCCTTAGTAATCTTATAGGAATGATGGATATACTTGTAACCGAAAATAACGACTTAGAAATCATAGCAGGCGACTTTACTCTTGGCGATAGCCTCCTGCAAGAGGTAGGCTTTATCCTCCAAAGTCAGCAGGGCAATTGGAAGTCCGATCCACTTGTGGGAGCGAATATGGTAGAACTCATCAAAGGGAAAAACAATCGCACGGCTGTAGAGAAACGTATCAAAATACAGTTAGAAAGAGACGGCAAAGACTATGATGCTATTAAGAAACTATTAAAGCTCAATATAGACAATGGATAACCGCTATAACATATCACAACTCTTTAAGTTGGCTTTTGGTACTAACCTGCCCTTGTACCTCACAGTACCTATAGGCAAAGAGCCAGCCCACACAGCTGAGTATGGCAGTATCCGCACGGTGGAAAGGGAGGAGGCTATGCGACTATCCAAACTCGGTACGCCCATTGTTTTTCCTGTGAAATTTACCGCAGGCAGTTACAAGTACTACGACTACCAAAGTAAGATAGTAGAGAAGCAGCTACACGACTTTTGGTTGCCTCCTGCCACTATGGTAGATTTTTCGAGAGTAAAGAATATCAGTCGTACTGATGTAATAGGAGGCAATGGCACTGTAAAAGAAATTTATGGATTTGATGATTGGCAGATACGTATTCGCACGGTGTGCCATAACGATGAGCTAACGGCACGAGAGTACGAAAAACGCCTTATAGAATGGTCGGAGGTGATACAATCTATCTCGGTAGAAGGAGACCTTTTTGGGTGGAAAAACATTCACAACCTCGTGATTGAAAGTATTGATATACGCAGCTTGGAGGGGGCTCCTAACATTATCCCCATAGAGCTAAATTGCATTAGTGACGAACCTTTTGAACTCATTTACCGCCTATGACCTTAGCCATTGAAGTAGCTGTTACCTTTTACCCTAAGCGGGGCACACCCTTTAAGGTGCAAAAAGTCTCTGCCATTGAGATTGAAAGCTCGTGGAAGATGCTCACTGATACAGCAAGCGTGGTGCTGCCCCGTAATGTAGGTGATTTTGATAAGCAAAAGGTAAGGGAACTCTTTGCCGTAGGCGACAAGGCAGTAATACAAATGGGCTACAATGGTGAGCTCTTGCAGGAGTTTGAGGGCTTCATTACTCAAGTATCCGCAGACTTTCCTATTACTATTAGCCTTAGCGATGCAATGTGGAAGCTACGCCAGTTGCCCGTCAATTACGTGTCGGCAAAGGCAAGTCTAAAAGCTTTCCTCATCGAAGTAGTGAAAGACTACCCTTTAGAAGTAGAAGATATAAGCCTTGGTGGCGTACGCTTTAGCAATACCACACTAGGTGCGGTGTTGGACAAACTCCAAAAAGACTGGTCAATATACAGCTTTATTCGTGCGGGCAAACTCACTATAGCGAAGCCTTATTCGGATGTAAAAGCAGGTAATGAAATAAAACATTTCGACCTGGAACGCAATTGCACCGAGAATAACCTTAAGTACCTAAGCAAAGAAGAGCGCACCATAAAGATTATAGGCACCTCGTCCTTTGGCAAAGGCAAACGCCTACAATACGAGTTTGGCGATGAGAACCCTAAAACAACCTTAAAAATGACTTGGCACGTAAGTAGCCAAGCCGAACTTGAGAAGGAAGTAAAACGACTATACGAGCTACATAAGCGCGAGGGTTTTGAGGGGAGTTTTACCACTTATGGCACCCCCTCCGTACAGCACGGCGAGAAGATACGACTAAGTTCCACCCTCTACCCCGATAGACACGGTCAGTACTATGTAGATAGAGTAAAGAAGAGTATTAGCAACGCCCAATATAGGCAGGAAATAGAAATTAGTGGTAGTACATTATAGTTATGAACGAGATAGACGAGTTTGACATATTGCTTTCTGAAAAGATAAAGAAAGCTATTCCCCAAGTGCTACAATGGGCGACAGTAACTTCTGTAGATTGGCAGGAAAAAACCTGTGAAGCTACTGATTTAGATACGAAGCTACCTTTTTTAAACATAGCACTTGGCATAGGAGGAATGTATATCAAACCAAAAGTAGGAAGTCTTATCCTTGTGGGTATGGTAGAAAATAATGAAAGTCAGCCCTTTTTGCTCAATGCTCAAGAGGTAGAAGCATACGAACTAAAAGCAGATAATTTCACCATACACAACGAAACGATAGACTTTAAAACCCTTTTAAACGACCTTATAACTGAGCTTAAAAGTGCAATTATACAGACACCCGCAGGCCCTGGCAATTTTGCCCCGAATAATATAGCAAAGTTTGAGGAGATTAACAACAAAATAAACGCACTATGGCACTAAACAAACAAGCCTTAAAACAAGGTATTATCGCCCTGCAGCAGGATATGCTTACCAAGACAGAGGCAAATCCAGAAGAGTATGCCGAACGCTTAGCCTCCCTTATTGACGCCTTTGTCCGCAGTGGCGAGGTAACAGTAGCTCCTGGTATCAGTGTAACCACAGCAGGTACAGCCGCCGCCCAATCGGGTGCTACTATAAGTGAAGGAAAAGGAAAAATAACTTAAAAACACATATCACAATGGATTGGATATTAGAAGGAATAAAAGAACACATCGTATCGTTTATCGGTATGGTATTATCGGGCTTAGCGGGTTGGTTTTTCGGCAGACCTAAGCAACAAATGGAGCTACAAACCTCCGAACTTGACAATGTAGACAAGGCTGTGAAAATCTATCGTGAAATGATAGAAGACTTAGGTGCCAAGTACGCCAATGCTATTGAGGAACTCAAACACGCTAATCAACGCATTAAAGACTTAGAAGCCTCCGTAGAGGAGCTTCTCACTGAACTTAAGAAGTACAAGCAATTGAACGGAAAAGCAAAATGATAATAACAGCCCTACATAATCAAAGCCTCCTCGACCTCGCCCTGCAACACACGGGTACCATTGAAAGCGTCTTTGAATTGGCAGAGGCTAACAACCTTAACATCACCGATGATGTGCAGGCAGGAGCTCCCCTCTACTTGGGAGAGGGGTTGGGGGTGAGGAACGAAATACTAAGCTACTACACTGCTAAAAACCTACAGCCCGCAACGGCCTTTTCTAAGGAAGACGAGCAGGTGTTTGAAAGACTTGAGGGCATCAGTATATGGGCAATAAACCTTGATTTTATAGTAAGTAAAGAATAAAAACCTTATGAATAACCTACAATTATACAACGCCGATAACTTAGAGGTAATGGCAACCCTCGCCGATGAGAGTATTGATGTAATTTGCATCGACCCTCCGTACTTGTACCTCAAAAATCAAAAACTCGAACGCCCTTTTGACGAACCCAAATTCTTTGCTGAATGTAAGCGACTACTTACTAAAAAAGGCTTTATCGTGATGTTCGGGCGTGGCACTTCCTTTTACCGCTGGAATACCATATTAGACGGTTTGGGCTTTCTGTTTAAAGAGGAAGTTATTTGGGATAAAAGCTATGTATCAAGTCCGCTAATGCCTATGTCTCGCATACACGAAACTATATCTATCCTTACAAAAAAAGAGGGCGGTATCAATAAGGTAAAAGTACCTTATTTAGAAATGAAAGGACACGATATAGATAGTATTGTAACCGATATAAAAAGACTCAAAACAACTTTTAAGAATACAAAATCTCTTAATGCTGTATTAGAATTTTTAGAAAACAACAAAGTTTCTACAGACACTCCCGTTAGAACTGATAGGTATAATTGCGATACTTTCACTAAATATAATACGATTGCAACACAAGATAAACAAAAAGGTGATCGTTGTGTGGATGTAATGCAATCTATACAGTTAGGGCTTAATGAGAAAAGTATTATTAGAACTGACAGAGATAAAGAGAGAACGGCTAACTTCGATGTTGTTGCCTCTAAAGAGACAAAAGATAGCGATCGTTATGTAAATGTAATGCAATCTATACTGTTTGGACTTAATGAGAAAAGCATTATTAGAACTGATAAAGGAGCTGAATTTAAAAGAGGAGTATCAATAACTAAAGGGGGTAATCAATTAGATAGATGTGTGAATGTCATTCAAGGAATAGGTTTTGGCTTAAACGAAAAAACAATCATCAAGCAAACACGTGACCACTACAACACCATTCACCCGACACAGAAGCCTGTGCGGCTTTTGGAAAGGCTTTTAGCACTGGTTATCCCAAAAGACAAACCTCGTAATGAAATAGTAGTAGCCGACTTCTTTGCAGGGAGTATGAGCTGTATGGAAGCCGTGCACAATATGGGTATGCGTGGCATTGCTACCGAAATAGACGAAGAGTACTTTGAAAAAGGCAAACAACGCATTGAGAGCTTACAACCCCTAATTATCAATCATTAACCTATGGCACGAAGCATTCAAGAGATACAAACCCTTATTTTCCAAGCCAAAGCACAAGAGCCTGCATTGGAAAGCCTCAACAGCACCTCCAAAGTAGCGATTTGGCGATTGTGGGTGTACATCATAGCCGTAGCAATATGGAGCTTAGAGAAGCTGTTCGACCAGCATAGAGCAGATATAGACAAGCGTTTAGCAGAAC